AGAGCGTGTTACCGAGATTGGTTCGGAAATCTCCGAGATGGAACGTTACATCACCGACCAAACACAGGTGATGGTAATGACCGAAGTTGAAGGCTACAGCATTTTGGACGGCAACGCCGCCAAGACACTGACCCTGAGCGCCTAAGCAGAAAGGAGCCTGACATGATTGACATTATCAAAGTCAAGGCCACTAACACGGAAGGGCGGGTGGCGCTGTGGAGTAGAGACGCAGCGCACCCGACCGGCGAAGTTTTCATTTCGGGTGACGGTTCAGTCGTGGAAGTTGCCAACACCGCCGCCGTTCGTGCGGCCATCAAAGCCGGCGCATTGGTCGAAGTGCAACCAGAAGTAGCGAAAGCGCCAAAGCAGTCGATTAAGGTAGAAGTTGAACCTGTCGATGCCAAGATTGATGCGCCAACCATTAGTGCCGCTATCCGGCAAGAAGGGTCCAAGACGACCAAGCGCTAAGGGGGCATGATGGCCGTCACACTTGATACTTACGATTTAAAGCAGCCGGTGGGGGAATTGGAATCAAGCCTATTTCCTGACACCACAATGGATATTGACGTAGCGCTGACCGGATGGTTGGCACAGGCGACCACGAAAGTCGAAGCCGATGCCGATATTGCCACGGCTGACCAGAACGCCGCCGCTGCCGCATGGGTGTACTACCGTGCTTACACCTATGTTGTGCAGTGGCTTTCCACCTTACCATCAAGCGCCACGGTAGACGGCATGAGCCGCACCATCGCCGGCGACCAGCGCGCCCATTTTAGTAAAAAGGCGGCTGAATGGTTGGCTACGTTTGAAGGGTTTTCAGCGCCGACCGTTCGCACAGCATTTTTTGGACTAGCGAAAGCAGGGACACGTCATGTCGTTTCTCGGTACTAATGACATGGAGTTGTTTCGACGCATCCATGTCGAAACACTAAAAGACACATGCACCATCAGCCGTGCCACCTTAGCGGCTGATGGGATGGGTGGACATACCGAGACATGGGCGACAGTCGCAACAGTGGCTTGTCGCCTTAATACGTCAGGGACTAGACCGAACGAAACGGCAACGGCTGACCAGATTCGTAACAACACTGATTTTATTATCACCGTGCCAAACGGAACCGATGTGCGCAACGCTGACCGTATCACAATTGGTAGTCGCACATTTGAGGTAGTTAAGCCACGCGTGTTGACGTGGAAAACAGCGCTCCGTGTGCAAGTGGTCGAGGTGATGTGATGCCATTCGGGACGGTAACGGTTCGCTTTAATAAAGTGCCGCAGTTGTCAGGCAACTTAAAGAAGTTAGCCAAAGAAGCGGTTGAAGATGCGGCAACACAAACCGAATCACTCGCCAAAGGCTTTGCGCCGGTCGATACAGGTGCGCTGCGTAACTCAATCAAAGCCGAGAAAGCCGGTAGCGATTTGGCGTGGGATGTGGCAGTTGGTCAGCCTTACGGTTTGTACCAGGAGTATGGTACTTACAAAATGCCTGCGCACCCGTTCATCACGCCTGCTGTGGAAATCGCCAGACCGCAATTCATGGCGAACATGGCTGACATCGTAGACCAGGCGGCGAAATGATAGAGACAACACGCGTTGACGAATGGATAAAAACCACCCTGGCCGCATCCGCACCACTGGCAGCGCTAGTTAGCACGCGCATCTATGGCTATGTAGCGCCGCAGAACACAACCGGCAACATGGTGATTTTTAACTGGATGGGTGGCAGCGACCTGGTTGCGGTCAGTGGTTATCGGGCATTGGTCAATGGCCTATGGCAAGTCAAGGCAGTCACGCAATCCAATTCGTTTGCGCAGGCTAAGGCCATCATGGACATTGTTGATTCGCTGATTCACCGCAAAACCGGCAGCACGTCTGATTCGCTGATTCTAGCCTGTGTGCGTGAATCGCCAGTGCAATATGTCGAAGTAACCAACGGCATCCAGTACAGACATTTGGGTGGACTCTACAGAATTCAGGTTGAGTCTAATTAAGGAATAAACACTATGGCAGAACTAATCACGGTGAAAGGCAACCACGACAGCGGCGGTGTGGCGTTATGGGAAAAGAACGCCGACCATCCAGCCGGTGAAGTGCTCATTATCGGCAACATGGTGGCGCAAGTCGCCAAGACGCCGGAAGTAGAACAGCGCATTTGGTCCGGCTTGCTTGTGGTGACAGATGAGCCACCAACGCCACCGTTTGACGGCTACGACAAACTAAGCGCATCGGCTGTGGCCACACGCACCGAGAAAATGAGCGACAATCAGCGGCTTTTGGTGCGCCAGTATGAAGCGGCGACTAAGGCACGGAAACAACTTGTAGAAGACGTGCCAGCCACGTCGGGAGAGTAAGACATGGCAGAAAGAGGGAGTGTACTGCAGGGAGTCCAGATTGGATTAGAGGTAACTCCAGGCACAAATGTTCCGGCGGACAAAAAACTACTTGGCACGTCCATTGAAACAAGCATTCAGGCGACAACCAAAAAGTTTCGTCCGTATGGCGCCAAGTTCAACACCATTAGCACGCTTGGTAAAGAGTGGGCAGAAGCCAAGATTGAAGGGCCACTTTGCTATAACGATTGGACCTATTTGGCCGCTAGTTGCGTAGCCTACGCCGCGCCGGTGCAAGTGGGGGCAACCGCAGCCTATACGCAAACGCACACGCCAAGCCAAACCGCATCAGACACCGTAAAAACCTACTCGGTTGAAACCGGCGGCGCGGTGCGCGCTCACGAAGTATCTTACGGTCTTGTGACCAGCCTCGGCTACACCATCACGCGCGAAGAGTGCATGACCAAAGGCACGATGATGGCGCAGCGCATCGCTGATGGCGCAACGATGACCGCGACGCCAACAGAGATTCCACTTGTGCCGGTTCTGCCAACGCAAGTCAGCATCTACATGGATACAACCGCAGCGGGACTTGGCACAACCAAGTTGCTGCGTGTGTTTAGCTTTGACTTCAATCTTGGTGACAAGTCGAATCCGGTGTGGCCGGTTGACGCCGCACAAACGTCATTTGCTGCGCATGTGGACACCGCACCATCGGCAGAAGCGAAGTTGCTTGTGGAAGCCGACAGCACAGGCATGGGCATCCTGACCAATTTACGGGCAGGCAGTAAGGTGTTCGTGCGTGTCAATGCGGTGGGTGCTGTAATCGAAGGCAGCGAAACCTATATTTGGCGGCACGATGTCTGCTTAACCGTTTCAGGCGTTAGCGAATTTAAGGACGAAGAAGGCGTGTATGCCATCGAATGGACGTTCGAGGCTACGCACGACGCAACGTGGGGCAAATCGATGGTCTTCACCGAAATCAACACCCTGACCGCACTATAGGCCGCATACCGGCAAGAAAGATTTATCACTGTGAAACTAAGTAACATCATGCGCGACGAGCGCACCATTCAGATTGAAATAGGTGACGAGTCGTTGAGCGTCACCTATAAGCCATCCTTGATTACACCAGCATCGGAAGATGCATGGCTACAATCCAGAGGGGACACATCATTTGGCAACGCTGTCGCCACCAAGTTATCTGAATTGATAACCAAATGGGACTTACTCAGTGAAGATGGCGAGTTGTTGCCAATCGATGCTGACACTTTGTGCGGTCTTCCGATTAGCTTCCTAAATGATGTGATGCGTTCCATCAATGAAGACTTGTTGCAAAAAAAAGTGAAGAAGGAATCGAACTCGCCAGGTTCCTTCGGACGGGCATAAAGGCGTTGGGTGGCGTGCCTGATTGGTATGAACTAATTAGAGCGGCGCGCTATCTTGGCGTGCCACCGTGGGATTTGGCCGAAAAGTCTAGCTGGTGGCGAAACCGAGCATTAGAAGCGGAACATGCCGAATTGTCGGCCAGGAATAGTTAATGCCTGATGTTGCTGATTTAAGAGTCAAATACTCCGCTGACACCTCCGATTTTGACCGTGGCGCTGACCGTGTAAACAGTGGCATAAAGGGATTCATCAGCCAAGCCGGTGCGTTTGCCGCCGGCGATTTGTTGGCGGGTGGTCTGCGTGCCATTGGCAATGCGGCGGTGGGCGCAGGCGGCGCAATGTTCGGTATGGCGATGCAAAGCGCTGATTTGAATGCGCAAATCAGCGGCATTGCCGCGCTTGCGGGTGGCGGCGCTGAAGAAATGGCGCTGCTTAAGGAGGAAATATCACGCCTGGGCATGGATGAAAACCTTGTTGTTTCATCCACCGAAGCTGCTGACGTGATGCAGAACCTTATCGCCAATGGTTTGACCGTCACCGATGTCTTGAACGGTGCAGCCGAGGCCACGGTGCTATTAGGTAACGCCGCCGGCGCTGACCTGGCCACAAGCGCCACGGTCATGTCTGACACGATGACCATCTTTGGCATTGAAGCCGAAAACGCTATGACGGCGGTGGATGGCATTGCGCGCGTTACCAACCAAAGCAAGTTCGATGTCAATGATTACGCATTAGCGTTGGCGCAAGGTGGTGCGCAGGCGGCAAGCGCCGGTGTGGAGTTTGACGACTTCAACGCCACCATTGCGGCCATCAGTCCCTATTTTGCCAGCGGTAGCGATGCCGGTACGAGCTTCAAGACATTCCTGCAACGTCTTGTCCCTTCCAGCAACGAGGCGCGCGACGCCATGCGTGACCTGGGTTTGTTCACCGGCCTGAGTAAACAGGAGTTCAACGATGTTCAGGACAAGATCCAGAAGACGCAGATGCAACTCGCCGCGCTTGACCCAACGGCCAAAAACTACACGGCACGAGCGGCTGAATTAAAT